AGTTTTGATCTCACTCACAATCAAAATCCAATTTTCCTGAGATATTTTGATGGAAGTGATTCTACAATAGTTAGCACAAGTTTAAACACAGTTACAATACCAGATCATTTCTTTGTAACTGGTGAAGAAGTTAGATATTCACATGCAGGTGCAGGAACAACTCAGGCAATTGGTATTGGAACAACTGTTGTAACTGGAATTGGAACAACTGATAAACTTCCTTCTTCCGTTTATATTGTTAAAGTAAATGAAAGCACAATCAAATTGGCTGGAAGTGCTGCAGATGCGTTAAGAGGTAATCCAACTGTTTTTGATATTACTTCTGTTGGTATTGGAACCTCACACTCATTTACCGCAACAAATCAGAATGCAAAGAACATTATTGCAATTGATAACTATTTCCAATCTCCAATTGTCGGAACATCAGTTACAACTACACTTGTAAATGATGTTAGCATTTCAGATAATCGTATTACTTTTACTGGAATTACATCCTTCTTCGGTGGAAAACTGATAAAAATTAACGATGAAATTATGAAGATCAACACTGTTGGTCTTGGAAGCACAAATATTGTTTTAGTTGATAGACCTTGGATGGGAACCGGATTATCAACACACTCTTCAGGCGATTTAATTACTATTGTTGATGGAAATTATAACATTATTGATAACACTATTCACTTTGTTGATGCACCTATAGGTTTAACTCCAATAGGTTCAACAACAAATCCACCAAACGAAAGAGATTGGGTAGGAATTGCAACACACTCTACCTTCCAAGGCAGAACCTTCATGAGAAGCGGTGTTCCAAACACTGCACAGGAAACCTATGAAACCAACTATATCTTTGACGGAATATCAAATCAGTTTACTGGAATTGGTAAGACATTCACACTTACTTCAAATAATCAAAATATTACAGGTTTCTCGACAAACAATGCAGTAGTACTTATTAATGGTGTATTCCAAGGACCACAGGGAGCACAAGCAGAAACAGAAGACTACACTTTAATAGAAAGTGCTGGTATTTCAAGTATTAGATTTACTGGAACAGCATCTTCGGTTGGATATGATGTTAATAACGCAAATATTCCTGTTGGCGGTGTTATTGTTTCTGTTGGTTCTTCTACAGGATTTGGATTACAACCTTTGGTTTCTGCTGGTGGCACCGCTGTTGTTTCTGCTGCTGGAACTATTTCAGCAATCAGTATTGGAAATAGTGGTTCTGGATATAGAATCGGAATACAAACCGTAGTCAATGTTGGTGTCCAAACTTCAAGTACAGGAACACCAAATATTGAGTTCATTGGAACTGCTTCAGTAAGTAATGGTCATATCATTGGTGTTGCGATTACTAATCCTGGTTTTGGATATACTACAACTAATCCACCAATTGTTGTTTTTGATGATCCTCTCTCTTACTCCAATATTCCTTTGATTTATAGTTCTTCCTCTTATCAAGGAATAGGAACTGAAGCAAAAATTGATGTTGTTGTTGGTCAAGGTTCTAGTGTAATTGATTTTACAATCAAAAATACTGGATATGGATATGGTCAAGGAGAAATTCTGACAGTTGAAATTGGTGGTAACACAGGTATTCCAACAGATACCACAAAACCATATGAACAGTTCCAAGTTACAATTGATAAGACATATAATGACTCATTCTCTGGATGGGTTCTTGGACAACTCGAAGTTCTTGATAGTTTTGAAGATTTATTTGATGGTACAACTAAGAAGTTCCCATTAAAACTTGGCGGAAACCTGGTTACAATCCGTGCAGCAAAAGGATCTAACATTGACATAAAATCAACACTCCTTATATTTGTCAATGATATTCTTCAAAAACCAGGTGAAGCGTACTACTTTGAAGGGGGCAGTGTTATAGAGTTTAGTGAGGCACCCAAAGAAGGTGATTTTGTAAAAGTTCTATTTTACAAAGGAAGTGGTGATATTGATGTTGTATTCAGGGATATATTGGAGACTGTTAAAGTTGGTGATGAACTTACTTTAAATTATGAACCTGGTTTTGGGCAAGGACCTGGACTTCAAGAAGAAGCAAGAGTTATCACTGGTATCAACACTACAGATTCACTGGAAACAAACCCATACTCTGGTCCAGGAATTACTACAGATGATACTTTATTGAGACCAGTCAAATGGTGCAGACAAACTTCTGACAAAATCATCAATGGAAGAGTTGTTGGTAAAGATAGAATTCATTATGAACCACTGATTAATCCTTCATCATATCTAATTAATGCTGTTGGTATTGGGTCAACAACAGTTTATGTGGACAATATCAAACCATTCTTTGATGCACAGAATGAAAGTCCTTTGTTGAGTTTCCAAAATAAAGTTACATTTACATCTCAAGATTCACTAGTAGCAGCATCTGCAACAGCAATAGTTTCTGCCGCAGGAACAATAACCTCAATTAGTATTACTGATGGTGGATATGGTTATTCTTCTGCTCCAGTGGTTACACTGCAAAGTCCTGTTGGTCTTGGTTCTACATTAAGAGCATCAGCGACTTCTACAATATCATCAGGTATTGTTGATACTATTACAGTTACTGATCCTGGAACTGGTTATACAACCACAAATCCACCAGTAGTTCTTATTGAACCACCATCTTTGTTAAATGAAACTGTAGATACATCTTTATATTCTGGTGATGCGGGCGTAATCGTTGGTGTTGGTACTACATCGTCAGAGACAATATTTGATTTTCATATTCCAACCGATTCTTTCTTAAGAGATCCTTCTATAGTTGGATCTGCTATCACTATTAGTGGTATTTCTACAGGTGACTTCTTTGTCGTTTACAATTCTAATGTTGGACTTGCAACAACTTCAATTAATTCTTTTGATACTTCCAATAATATAATTGGTGTTGGGACACAATATCTAGATAATGTTTATTTCGTATCATCATACGTAGATGTTTCTACAAATATTATTGGAATTGGAACAACAAATATTAGAAGAGTTTATGCAAGAACAACTGCAGGGTTAGGCACAATTAATTTCAGCACTACCAATATTACATTTGATTCTACTTCATACGAATTTAGTTCTATTGATGTTAGTAGCGGTTCTTTCTTAGGCATTTCAACATCAAATTATTATGGTAACTTTAGTTGGGGCAAAATTGTTCTTTCAGAACCACTGGAAAATGGTGTATTTAATTCTTATACAACCAATGGAGTAGGTGGAATATCAACCTCCACTTTAGTCAATAGAACCGCATCTTTGAAATATTTAAATTACACCAGTTAATAAAATAAATAAAAGAAAACCTAAGTAAAAATGGCAAGAGTAGCAATAAACACCGGTTCAATAGCAAATGATGGAACAGGGGATACTCTGCGTGCTGCTGGTGGCATTATAAATTCCAATTTTTCTGATATTTACAACTATTTTGGTGATGGAACCAATTTGAATTTCTCTGGCGGTAACTGGGAAGTTACTGCTGTTGGAATCAATACACTATCAAGTGTTGGAATAGGAACTACAAATCCAAGGTTTGCATTAGAAGTTGGTGCTGTAGGTGCATCTGGCACGTCATTATGGGTAAATGGTAATGCAAGAGTAACTGGAATACTAACAGTAGGAACAGCATCAATTACACTCGACGGGTCTTCAAATACAATCAGTGTGGGATCTGGTGTAACTATTAATGGTTCTACAGGAATTATTGATGCAACATCAATTGTTGTTGGTGGAACTACTCTTACTGGTGCAGCAGTTACAAGAATTGAAGCTGGATCTGGAATTTCTGTAGATCAAAATACTGGTCAAGTTACAATTACTGCTACTGGTGGTGGTGGAGAATCGTATTGGTCACAGAATGCTACAGGTATTAATACAACATCAAATGTTGGTATTGGAACAACAACAGCATCCAGTGCTCTTACAGTAAAAGGTGATACTTCTCTTGAAACTTTGAGTGTTTCTGGTGTTTCTACGCTTGGTATTGTTACTGGTGCTACTTACTATGGTGATAATTCAAACGCTGCGGATGGCAGATGGAATCTTTCTGCAAGTGGAACAGATCATTATATCTTTAGTGGTATTGGTATTACTGCAGGACTACAAAATGATCCAACTTTACATCTTCAAAGAGGTAGAGTTTATGAGTTTGTAAATGAAATGGGAGCACATCCATTCCAAATTCAACTTGATTATCAAAATACTTCAGGACAACCTTATAATGTTGGTGTGGTTAATAATGGTGTTTCTAATGGTACTTTAAGATGGGAAGTTCCATTTAATGCGCCAAATACTCTTTATTATCAATGCACTTCTCACGTTGGTATGAGTGGTACTATTCATATTGCACCATCTGGTTATGATGAACCAATAGGATTTAGAACAACCAGAACTGTAACTACAAGTTCTCTTGGTGCAGGTTCTTCAGAAAGCGTTAGTATCCAAGGATTCAAAACATATGGTTTGCTTAAAGTTGATATTGGAAATGCTGCTTGGGTAACTTTATATACAGACTCTGCATCTAGAACTGCTGACGCTTCGGCTAGAACACATTTACAAGATCCCGAACCAGGTTCTGGTGTTATTGCTGAAGTTTATACGGAAACTACAGGATCTAGTAGTTTTAAAATGTCTCCAGGAGTTATTGGGTGGAATAATGATTCCCCAACCGAAAATACAATTTATCTTCGGGTTTTAAATAATGAATCAACTTCAACTGCTATTGGTGTCACAATAACACTGGTCAAAATGGAGGACTAATGGATAAGTACATAGTTGCAGTTAAAAAAGGAACTGACATTCAACAATTTTATGATGATATGGAAACTGCTGGTGGGAGTGAAACAATTCCGGAAAGAGAAGTTTCCTGCTATGACAGAAGACCAATTAGTAGAAACACTGGATATGATTTAACGGAGGATGAAGTTAATAATTTGCTTAATGATGAGAGGGTAATTGGTATCAGTAAGCAGTCTGTAATTGATTCTTTAATTAACAGACCTCTTTGGGAACAAACATCAAGTGATTTTGATAAAAGCGCATCAATATCAAACACCAACATAAATTGGGGACTTTATAGATGCACAAGAGGAACTCAAGTTTCAAATTGGGGGTCAGATGGTACAGTTGATGCATCTGCTACAATAAGAACTACTAGTTCTGGAAAAAATGTTGATGTTTTGATAGTTGATGGACATTTGAATCCAGACCATCCAGAGTTTGCAGTAAATCCTGATGGAACTGGTGGATCAAGAGTTCAGCAATTTAATTGGTTTTCTCTTACCAATCAGGTTACAGGAGGTGCTAATGGAACTTACACATATCGTTCTGGTACATCTCTAAACAATGCTAATGATAATCATGGAATGCACGTAGCAGGAACAGTTGCTGGGAATACTGTAGGTTGGGCAAGAGACGCAAACATTTATTATGTGAGTCCATATGACTCTCAAATAGCAAATCAGTATTTGTTTGAATATGTTAGA